TAAAAAAAGGGGAAAAAGTTGATTATGCCATTCTCATCAATGGAAATCCAGAAATTCTCATTGAATGCAAATGGTGTGGCGAATCTTTGTCAAAACATGGTTCACAGTTATTCCGATATTTTGGAACTTCCCCTGCGAAGTTCGGAATTTTAACAAATGGATTAATATACCAATTCTTTACTGACTTAGACGAGGCAAATAAAATGGACCTTGCTCCATTCCTCGAAATCAATTTGAATGATCTGAAAGATGCTCAGATAAACGAACTAAAGAAATTTTCAAAAGAAGTGTTTGATAAGGATAATATTTTCAGTACAGCATCCGACCTTAAGTACTCTTCATTGATAAAAGGGCTTCTTGCAAAAGACTTAGATGATCCAAGCGATGAATTTGTTCGATACATACTTTCTAATGTTTATGACGGCCAGAAGAATCAAAAAGTCATCGATAAGTTTAAATCAATCGTCAAAAAGTCATTTACCGGATTTGTCAATGATATCGTTAACCAAAAGATATCATCCGCTCTTACACCGGAAGCAGATGAACAACCAAATGACACACCTATTTTAGATGAGCAAAAAAGCAAAATAGTTACAACAGAGGAAGAAATGGAAGCTTTCTACATTGTTCGCGGTATTCTAGCTGGTACAATTCCAATAGAAGATGTTGTATACCGCGATACTGAAAGCTACTTTGGAATCTTATA